TGGTGCGACAGCCTGCACGCGGTGCTGCCCAGCTACCGGCTCGGCTGGGCCCGCATGACGCCGGCGGAGGTGGCGGGGGTGCTGCGCGCCCAGCTGCCGGCGCGCCCGGGCTGGCCGGCCGACGTGCAGCCGTGGGTCACCCTCTCCGGCGGCAATCCGGTCCTGCAGCCGTGCGGCCCGCTGGTCGCCCTGCTGCACCGGGACGGCTGGCGCGTGGCGCTGGAGACGCAGGGCAGTGTGGCCCCCGCATGGCTGTCCACGCTGGACCACCTGACGCTGAGCCCGAAGCCGCCCAGCAGTGGCCACACCACGCCCACGGAGCAGATGCTGGCGGCCATTGACGCCGGGCCGGCGTTCACCAGCGTGAAGGTCGTGGTCTTTGACGCCGACGACTACGCCTACGCCCGCGCCATGCTGCTGGCCGCCCACGGCGCCGGCGTGCGGCACCTGTATGTGAGCGTGGGCACGCCGCCCATGGCACCGACGGAGGACGTGGCGGTGGTGCGACGCCGGGTGCTGGACGCCTACGCCCCTTTGGCGGCGCAGGTGGCCGAGGACCTGCCGATGGTGCGCGTGCTGCCGCAGCTGCACGTGCTGGCGTGGGGCACGGTGGTGGGCGTATGACGCCCGCGGAGCGGGAGGCCCGGCTACAGGTGCTGTGCCGGGAGCTGCTGACGCTGGTGGACCCGGAGCCGGAGCGGCCGGGGCTGGCGGACACGCCCCGGCGCTGGGCCAGCTGGTGGATGGAGCGGCTGCAGCCGGCCGCCGGCGCGGCCCGCATGGACACCACGTTCGGCGCCGAGGTCACGGCGCAGGTGACGGACCAGCTGGTGCTGGTGACCGGCATGCGCGTCTGGTCGCTGTGCGAGCACCACCTGCTGCCGTTCTACTGTGACGTGGCCGTGGGCTACGTGGCCACGGAGCGCGTGCTGGGGCTGTCCAAGTTCGCCCGCATCGCCCACCACCACGCGGCCAAGCTGCAGGTGCAGGAGCGGCTGGTGCAGGACATCCGCAGCCACGTGGTGCGCGTTACGGGCACGGAAGACGTGGGGGTGGTGGCCCGTGGCGAGCACCTGTGCATGACCATGCGGGGGGTGCGCACCCCGGCGCTGATGACCAGCAGCGCGCTGGGCGGCACCTTCCGGGCCAACGCCGCCGCCCGGGCGGAGCTGCTGCAGCTGGTGGCCGCCAGCTGGCCCACGGCCGGCCGCTGACGCATGGCGCGCACCGGCCGGCCCAGCAAATGGGACCCGCGGTTCGTGCAGCAGGCGTTCAGCTTGGCGCTGCTGGGGCTGGACGACGCGGAGCTGGGCATGGCGCTGGGGGTGAGCGAGCGGACGATCAACACGTGGAAGCGGCGCTATCCCGAGTTCCTGCAGTCCCTAAACGCCGGCAAGGCCAAGGCGGACGCGCAGGTGGCCGTCAGCCTCTACCGCCGCGCCGTGGGGTACGAGTGGACGGAGGAGGAGCTGGTGCGCGTGGGCCGGAACCAGCCGCCGGTGGTCATGCAGGTGCGGCGCAAGGTGCCGCCGGACACCACGGCCGCCATTTTCTGGCTCAAGAACCGGCAGCGCCGGCACTGGTACGACGCCAGCCCGCAGAGCGCGGCCTCGCCCGTGGACCCGGAGGCCGTTGCGCGCAACGTGGCCGCCGCGATGCAGGCGGCGGCGGAGGCGGACGGGCTGCTGGCGGCGCTGGACGCCCCGGAGAGCCCGCCGGCCGACCCGCCGGCCGGGGCCGCGCCATGACCACGGCTGCGGTGGTGCTGCCCGAGCGGTGGTATCCGCTGCGTCCCCTGCGGTGTCAGCAGCAGTACGCCCGCAGCACGCACCGGTTCGTGGTCGTGCCGGCCGGCCGGCGCAGCGGCAAGACGGAGCACGCCAAGCGCCGGCTCTGCCGCCGCGCCATCACGCGGTGGCAGGTGCGGCACACGCAGGAGGCGTTCTATTTCGCCGGCGCGCCCACCCGTGACCAAGCGCGCCGCATCTGGTGGGAGGACTTGAAGGCGCTGACGCGGCCGTGGTGGCGGGCGCGCCCGAGTGAGACGCACCTGTCCATCCCCCTCATCACCAACAGCACCATCACCGTCGTGGGCCTCGACAAGCCGCAGCGGGTGGAGGGCACGCCGTGGGACGGCGGGGTGGTGGACGAGGTGGCGGACGTGCACGCGGACACGTGGACGCTGCACCTGCGCCCGGCGCTGTCCGACCGCATGGGGTGGTGCGACTTTACGGGCGTGCCCGAGGGCCGGGGGCACTACTACGACCTCTATCAGCGCGCCCGGGCGGAGATGCTGGAGCGGGGGGCGGCCAGCGAGTGGGCGGCGTACACGTGGCACAGCGCGGAGGTGCTGCCGGCGGCGGAGGTGGAGGCGGCGCGCCGTGACCTCGACGAGCTGAGTTTTCAGCAGGAATACGAGGCCTCGTTCGTCAGCTTTCAGGGGCGCGCCTACTACGCCTTCAGCGACCAGAACCTCGCCCGGCTGCGCCACCTGTACGACCCGCACGCGCCGCTGGTCTTCTGCCTCGACTTCAACGTCGCGCCCGGCGTGGCCGTGGTGCTGCAGCTGCTGCGCATGGGGGGCATGGATGGCCGGACCACCGTGGCGTGCTTGGGCGAGGTGTACATCCCGGAGCACTCGAACACCGAGCTGGTGTGCCGTCGCCTCATCACGGACTGGGGCAGCCACGCGGGCCCGGTGGAGGTGTATGGGGATGCCACCGGCGGCGCCCGCGGCACGGCCAAGCTGCTGGGCAGCGACTGGGACATCGTGAAACGGGAGCTGCGGGCGCATTTCGGGGGCCGGGTGCAGCTGCAGGTGCCGCCGGCCAACCCGAGCGAGCGCAGCCGGGTCAACAGCGTCAACAGTTTGCTGCGCACGGCGGAGGGCGTGCGGCGGCTGCTGGTGGACCCCACGGCGTGCCCGCGGCTGGTCAAGGACTTGGAAGGCGTGCAGACTGTGAAGGGCGGGAGCGGCGAAATCGACAAGCAGGCGGACCCCGCGCTGACGCACATCTCCGACGCCCTCGGCTACTTCTGCGTGCGCCGCTTCCCGGTGGCGGGTGCCGGCGTGGGGTACACGCAGGTCAGTTTGTAGGGCAGTGGTGGACACGCCCGGCACCCGGCCGGGGTGGAGCAACGCAACAACGGCACGGCGAGGAGCATGCCATGAGCACGGTGGTGAGCAGGGACGCCAGCAGGTACAGCGCCGCGTCGCCGGTGCAGCAAGACCCGGACGCCCCCACCTACAGGAGGCCCGAGCTGCTGCAGGTGCTGCCCACGCTGCAGCTGCTGGATGACCTGAGTGGTGGCCCGGAGCAGATGTGGCGCCGCAGCCGGCACTACATCCGGCAATGGACGCACGAGGCCGACGAAACCTACGACATCCGGCGGCTGGGCGAGCCCGTGTTCGGCGGCTTCGTGCGCACGCTGGCCGCCGCGGTGGGCATGCTGTGGGGCCGCGACCCGGCGGTGGAGTGGAACGCGGCGGAGCCGCTGATGCGCCCACTGTGGGACAACCTCGACGGGGCCGGCAGCAACGGGCAGGTGGTGGGCGCCCATTTCGCGGAGGCGGCGCTGCGGGATGGGCTGGCGCTGCTGCTGGTGGACCACGCGCCGCGGCCGGCCGGGGTGGTAGTGACGGCGGCCAACGAGCAGGAGCTGGGCCTGCGCCCCATGTGGGCCGTGCGCACGCGCCGGCAGGTGCTGAGCTGGCGGACGGAGGTGGTGGCCAACGCCAGCACGGTGACCCAGCTGGTGCTGCACGAGCCGGGCGAGGAGCCGGCCGGAGCCTACGGGGTGCAGACGGTGCACCGCTATCGTGTGCTGCGGCTGGCGATGAATGAGGACGGCGTGCGGGTGGCCACGTGGGAGCTGCTGCGGGAGGAGACGGACGCGGACGGCCGCACGTCGTACCCGCTGGAGGCTGCCGGCACGTTTGCCAACCGCTTCGGCCAGCTGGCCACCACCCTGCCCATCGCCGTGTGCTACACCGGCCGCCGGCTCGGACCCTTCAACGCCAGCATCCCGCTGGAGGGCGTGGCCTATGCCAACCTAGCCCACTGGCAGTATGCCACGGACCTCAAGTTCAACCGCGCCGTCTGTGGGTTCGAGCAGCTGGTCGTGACCGGGGAGCTGCGCCGGGACCCCAACAACGCCCTGCAGCCGGCCCAACTGCGCGTGGGCCCGCTGGTGGGGGTGCACGTAGAGCAGGGCGGCAGCGTCCGCTGGGAGTCGCCCAGCGGCAACGGGCTGAAGCAGCTGGAGGCGGGCGTGAAGGAGAAGATGGAGGCCATGGACCAGATGGGGCTGGGCTTCCTCATCCCCAAGGAGCGGGCGCAGGCCACGGCCACCGAGATCGCGATCACCAGCTACAACCAGCAGGCCACGCTCAGCAGTGCGGGCAAGGCGCTGCAGGACGCCATGAACTTGGCGTGGGAGTGGACCGGGTGGTACATGGGGGTGCCGCAGGCGGAGTGCCCCGTGGTGGCCGTGAACACCGACTTCGACAGCCGCCGCATGGACGCGGCGACGATGGGCGCCTACGTCCAGCTGGTCAACGCGGGGTTCCCCAAGCGCCCCGTGCTGCAGGCCCTGCTGGATGGCGGGCGGCTGCCGCCGGATGCCGACCTCGACGCGCTGGAGCTGGAGTGGGAGGCGGAGCGGGTGGCCAAGCAGGAGGCGGAGGACGCGGAGCGGGAGGCCCGGCTGTTGGCCGTTGGGCAGGCCGGCGCGGCGCGCCAGCCGGCGACCGGAACAGCGGCCGGGGCGGGGCAGGACAGTGCCGGTTGAGCCGCGGCGGGTGGACTTGCGGGAGCTGGCGCGCACGCAGCAGGAGCTGGCGCAGGAGGAGGTGGTGGAGGTGCTGCGCGAGTTCCGGCGGCCCGGCTGCAGCAGCACGCGGCTGGCCATGGCGCTGAGCATCATCGACCTGCGCCGCAGCCTGCAGGCGCTGCAGGCGGAGCTGCTGGCGCTGCGCGCCCAGCAGGGGGCTGGCGGTAGCCGGTGACCCGGGGGGAGCGGCAGCGCCAGCTGCGCCGGGTGCAGGAGCACCTGCGGCGCATGGAGCCCGCCATGCGGCGGGCGTGGCTGGCCAGCGTGGAGCGGATGCAGGCGCTGCTGCCCAGCCAAGCGGCGGGCATGCCGGGGCTGTTGGGCGTGGCGCAGGAGGCCATGCAGGCGCTGCGGGCAGAGGACGCGCTGCGCCCCCTGCAGGCGGAGCTGCGCCGGCAGGTGACGGCGGCCTACAACCTGAACCTGCGCAAGGTGCCCGGCGTGGAGGGCCCGCCGGGGCGCGCCGTGGTGCAGGTGGTGGGCGCGCCGGACCCGCTGGTGCTGGCGGCGAACCGGCGGCTGCAGGACTTCATCCTGCCGCGCATGGCAGCGGACCTGCGGGAGGCGGTGCGGCTGCGCGTGCAGGCGGGGCTGGAGCGGGGGGAGAATGTGCGCGTGATTGCCCGCGACCTGCGCCACGTGGTCGGGCTCTCGCCCAATATGGTCCGGGAGGTGGAGCACTACCGGGAGGCCGTGCTGGGCCTCAACGGCCGGCGCCTGCAGGATTACACGCGCCGCAGCAAGCGGTACGACGAGGTGGTGGCCCGCTACCGGAAGGCGGGGCAGGGGCTGCCGCCGGCGCTGGTGGAGCGGATGGTGGCCAAGTACGCCGACAACCGGCGGGCCACCCACGCGCTCACCGTGGCCCGCACCGCCACGTTCCGCGCCTACGCCGAGGGGCAGGAGGCGCAGGTGCACGCCGCCGTGGCCGCCGGCGAGCTGGACGGGCAGCGGGTCATCCGCATCTGGGTGACGGTGGGGGACGACAAGGTGCGGGACCAACACCGGGCGATGGAGGGCGAGCGCCGGTGGCTGGACGAGGAGTTCAGCAACGGCTACCTGTACCCGCAGGAGTGGAACTGCCGCTGCGTGCTGATCTACGACGTGGCCACCGCGGCGGAGCTGCGGGACAGGGCGGCGGGCAAGGAGCTGGCGCGCAACACCAACACGAAAGACCCCACGGCAATCGCCAAGCCGGCACCCAAGCCGGCACCCAAGCCGGCACCCAAGCCGGGGCCCACGCCGGGGCCACCGCCCACGCCCACGCCGGTGGTGCGGCCCAGCGTGCCCAGCAGCGGCCCGCCGCCGGCGCCCGCTGCGCCGGCGCTGGAGCCGCCGCAGCCGCCCGTGCTGGAGGACCGGCTGCTGCGCCCGGTGCAGGACCACGAACGGGCGTGGGCGGCCAAGGTGCCCACGACGATGGACGGCGTGGTGGCGGCGATCCGCACGCTGCGGCGCAACAACCTGCCCGGCGGGGACGTTATCGACCCGGACGTGGTGCTGCCCATCATCACCACCAAGCTCACCGCGAAGGGGGCACAGACGGCGCGTGAGGCGCAGCACATTGTGGCCCACCTGTTCGGGCCCCACGGGCGCCTCGCGGTGACGAAACGTGACCCGGTGACCGGGCTGGTGGCGTCGCGCCTCGTGCCCATCGAGTTCGACAAGCTGCGCACGGGGGCCCGCAACACGTGGCGCGCCAGCTACAACCCCAACACCCACCGCATCTCCATCCCGATGCGGTGGGAAACCAACCGCGGCACCTACACGCATGAGCTGATCCACGGCGCGCTGGATCGGCAGCAAACGCTCATGCGATGGGAGAAGCGGCAGCAGGCCCGGTTCACCGGCAACCCCCAAGGCCCGCACCGGCCGGAAGTCATCCCGGGGTACGACAAACACACCAAGGGGTACGTGATGAAGCCGGGCGGCATTGGGCTGATAAGGGACTATCAGGGCCGCTACTACGGGGATGACGCGCTGACGGAGTTCACCGAGTTTCTCACCGTCGGCGTGCAGGCGATGGTGAACGACACGGCGCTGATGGCCCGCAAGCATCCTGAGATGTGGGAAGCGATCCTCATTTTCTTCTACCGCCTGAACCTGCCCTGACCCCAACCCGGAGCCGCTATGTCAGCACCCCGCATTACCATCCGCACCCGCGACGGCAAGGTGGCCGCCATCGACAGCGCGCTGGAGTGGCACGCGGACGATGCCGTGCTGCTGCAGCTACTGCGCCGCGACTACACGCGCCGGCTGGCAGAGGAGCAGAATGGCCCGCCGGGTGGCCAGCCCCACGCGCTGTACCTTGCCCGCCGGGCAGCCTATGACATGGGCGGCGAGGTCACGTTTATCCCGGTCGCCCTGCGCCCCGAGGAGCTGCCGCCCGGGGCCGTGGTATGACGGCGGACGTGCCGGCGGAGCTGGTGGGGCTGGTGCCGGACCCGTTGCCGGCTGCGGCGCATTTCGCGTTCCTGTGCCCGTTCTGCCAGCTGGCCGGCGTTGACGCCCCGTGCAGCACCGCGGCGGCCACGCATGTGGTGTGGACGGTGCGCGAGGGGGTGCCGCCGGCGGCGCTGGTGCGGGCCGCCTTTCACGGCGTGCCGTGCACGTGCTGCGGTCGTACCTTGCGCGTGCACGCCGACCACGACTTGCGGCACGCTGCACACGGGCAGTAGAGTAGTGGCACCGCGCCCTGCGGTGCGCACGCCACCCACCACGACGCAACGGACGGCACCATGAAGCTGAAGCGGTACGACACGAAGGACGCCATGCCCGCGGAGCTGCAGGACCATGCGGTGGAGGGCAAGGACGGCGGCTGGTACACCGTGGACCCGGAGAGCGCGGGCGGCGGCGAGGCCACGGCGACGCTGGAGCGCACGGTGAAGGCGGTGCGCAAGGAGCGGGACGAGGCCACGCAGAAGGTGAAGGAGCTGCAGGCGCAGCTGGTGGACACCACCAAGCAGCTGGAGACACTGCAGGCGTCCGGGCAGCAGTCGGACCAGCGGATAAACGACATGCTGGCCAAGTGGAAGGCGGACACGGAGGCGGCGGTGGCCGCCGCGGTGGCCGAGCGGGAGAAGAAGCTGGCCGCGCTGCAGGAGCGGGTGACGAAGTTCGAGCTGGACGACAAGCTGAGCGCCGCCTTCACCAAGGCGGGCGGCCGGGCGGAGCGCACGGCGCGGGCGCTGGTGCTGGCCAAGCAAGACGGCTGGCAGCTGGTGGACGGTGCGGCGGTGCGCGTGGGCCCGGACGGGCAGCCGCAGACGATCAGCCCGGAGGACTACTTCGCGAAGGTCTTCCGGGCCGAGGTGCCGGAGTTCTACAGCGGCACCAACGCCGCCGGCGGTGGCGCAGGCGGGCGGGCGGCCGGTGCCACCGGCGTGCCCGGCGGCGACAAGCCGCCCACCCAGTGGACCTCGGACCAGCGCCGGGAGTTCATCGAGGCCAACGGGGCCGCGGCGTACCGGGCCCTGCTGGACAAGCAGCTGGCCAGTGCCGCCGCCGGCGGGGCTGGCGGCGGGGCTGGCGGCGGGGCTGGCGGCGGGACGGCCGGCGTGGTGTGACGTAGGGCCGACCCGGCGCGCCGTGCTGGCGCGCCGTGGCCCCGCGTGCTATCGTTGACGCAGGACCGGGGCCGGCAGGTGCGGCGCGTGATGCGCCGCCTGCGGCCCTGCAGGAGGGCGGCGGCGCGATGCCCCGCACATTGCCCGCGGTAGCGCGATGCACCGTGGCGAGGAGCAGTGACGACCTCGGACCGCACTCGCGCCATGCCGGGAATGCCGGCTGCTGGGGTGAGTGCACTACCCCATGCAGAGCCATGCCCAAGACCCTCTTTACCCTCGCAAGCTGGGGCGCGTTCGCGGCCGTTGCCGTCCTCGCCCTGCTGGCCCCCGGCACGGCCGGCGCGGCCCTCACCCCGTCCCTCCTCGACAGCCCGGACGCCCTCACCGGCCTGCTGTTCATTGGCGCCATCGGCAAGGCCAGTGACATGGTCATCTATCAGGAGGAGTTCCAGACCGGGCTGGTGGAGCGCGTCACGCAGTTCTTGGCCGCTTTCAACGAGCAGTCCCGCGGCGCCATCCGCATGGTCCCGCGCGCCCTGAAAGGGCATTACAGCAAGGCGGCATTCTTCAAGGACGTGGCGAACTTGGTGACCCGCCGCGACATCACCAGCACGTCCGCCGCCGCCGTGCTGCCCATGACGCAGGACGAGGTCATCAGCGTCAAGCTCAACCGGAAGATCGGCCCGGTGGCGCAGACGCTGGACGCGCTGAAGAAGGCCGGCCTCACGGAGGCGGACGCCAGCCGCGTGTTCGGGCAGATGGCCGGCGAGCGCAAGATGAAGGACATGCTGAACACCGCCCTGCTGGCCGTCGAGACGGCCATTGCCGGGCAGGGTAACACCCTCACGTCGGACATCACCGGCGACAACCCCGGCACCGCCACCACCAGCGGCCTGCGCAGCGCGCTGGCGAAGTTCGGCGATGCCTCGCAGGACGTGGTCTGCTGGGTGGCCCACAGCAAGCCGCATTTCGACATCATCGGCGCCCTCATGGCACAGAACGTCACGGGGCTCACCGACATCGTGACCATTCAGGGGGCCGTGCCCGCCTACCTTGGCCGCCCCGTGGTGGTCTCGGACAGCCCGGCGCTGGTGGACCTGAACGGGAGCGCCACGGACACGTACAACACGCTGGGGCTCACCGCCAACGCCGTGGTCGTGGAGGAGTCGGAGGACGAGACGTTCTACACGGACATCGTGGGCGGCGCCGAGAACCTGTACCGCATCTTCCAGAGCGAGTACGCCTACAACATCACGGTCCGGGGGTTCAAGTGGGACACCGCCAACGGTGGCATCAACCCGGCGGACGCGGCGCTCGGCACGACCACCAACTGGGATAAGGTCGCGTATGACGACCGGCTGCTGGCCGGCGTCCGCCTGCGCAGCAACTGAGGCGAGGCATGGGCACGCCATGCTGAGCGGCGGAAAGGGGCGGGTGGTCCTGTACGGCCGCCCGGAACAACGCCCGGGGCTGGCGGCGCTGCACCATGGCGCCGCCACCCTCGGGCTCCGCTGTTCCGCCCTGCGGCCGACGGACCGGTGGGTGGAGGCGGACCGCGTGCTGGACGCGGCGCTGGTGGTGCTGGACGGCTGGAAAGGGCGGGCGCCAGAGGTGACGGCGGCGTACCGGGCCGCCGGGGTGCCGGTGTACGTGCTGGAGCTGCCGCGCCTGCGCGGTGCCGCCTGCGGGCCGGACGGGCAGGACTACGGCACGCTCTGGGGCCTGTACGCCGGCGGGCTGGCGGACCTGCCGCTGCGCGTGGGCAACGTCGTGCACGCGGGCGGGGTGCTGCGCAGGTGGCGCCCGGAGTACGTGCTGCTGTGCGGGCAGAGGCCGGGAGACGCGGCCCACGGCATGGACGCGGCCGCCTGCGCCCGCTGGGCCGCGGAGGCGGCGGCGCTGGTGGCGGTGCAGTACGACCTGCCCGTCTGCTGGCGCCCGCACCCGCGGGGGCTGGACGTGGCGGCGCCGCCCGGGGTGGCGCGGGTGAGCCTGCCGGCGGAGGAGCCGCTGCGGGAGGCGCTGGCCGGCGCCGCGGCGCTGGTCACGCACAACAGCACGGCCGGGCTGGAGGCGGTGGACGCGGGCGTGCCGGCGCACTACACGGCGGACCCCGCCGCGGTGTTCTGGCGTGACTACGGCTGCCCGCTGGGCGCCCCGGCGCGGGTACTGTCCTACGGCGAGCGCCGGGCGGCGCTGCTGCGTGCCGGCGCCTCGCAGTGGAGCACCACGCAGCTGGCGGACGGCACGGCGCTGGCGTGCCTGCTGGGCATGGCCGCGTGGCCGGAGCCGGTGCTGGTGGAAGCGGAGCCCCACCCGGCGCGGGTGGGCAGTGTGCTGGCGGCGGCGGGCCCGCTGCTGGCCGGCAATGGGGTCATGCCGCGCCGCAGGACGGCCGCCACGGCCGCAACGAGCACCGCGAGGGGGTAGCGTATGGCTGTCGAGATTATCGCCACCGTAGGCGCCGCCAACGCCAACAGCTTCGTCACCGCGGACGAGATGACGGCGTACTGCGAGGCCCGGCTGAACGCGGGGGTGTGGACGGAGGCGGAGGAGCAGCTGGCGGCGCTGGTGGAGGCGACGCGAGACCTGAACGTGCTGCGGTGGCTGGGGGAGCGGGCTGACGCCACGCAGGCGCTGGCGTGGCCGCGGGCGTATTGCCCCAACCCGGACCACGAGGGCACGGTGGACGGGCTGGTCGTGGACCTCGTCCTGCGCCGGTGGCCGGTGGTGTACCCGGCCGACATCATCCCGGACCGGGTGAAGACGGCCACCTGCGAGCTGGCCCTGCAGTACCTGAAGGCCGGCACGACCGACTTGGCGGTGGCGGACCCGGACGACGGAGTGAAGCGCAAGAAGGTGGGCCCGCTGGAAACGGAGTACCGGGACGGCCACCCGCGCCGGGTGGGCGTGGCGGCGCTGGACCGCGTGTGGGCGCACGTGCAGCCCCTACTGCGGACCAGCGCCGGCGCACTGGAGCTGCTGCGGGCATGACCATGGCCGGCAAGTATGGCGCGGAGCACGCCGGGGCACTGGCGGACGTGATGGCGGCCGGCGCCCCCATCCGGTTCACCGCGCCCACGCGCACGGCGGAGGACGCGGCGGGCGTGCGCACGGTGGCCGCGGCCACGGTGGTGGACGGGTACGCCACGGACGCGGAGGGCGGGCGTGCCCTGCTGCCCGGCGGCATGGGCCAGCTGGTGGCCACGGAGGGCCCGGTGCTGCTGGTGGTGTGCACGGAGTACGGGGCGCAGGTGCCGGACGGTGCCACCTGCATGTGGGGCGGGGTGCCGTACACCGTGCAGGAGCGGCGCCCGTATGCCCCGGACGGGGTGCCCCTCTTCACCATCGTCACGCTCACCCGCTAGCCGCCATGAGCGCCCGATCCTTCCGCCAGCAGCTACAGGCCCAGCTGCGCAGCGCGCAGCAGCGCGTTGACGACACGGTGTTCATTGCCGTCAGCGAGGTCCGGCGCAGCATCGTGCAGGGGAGCACACTGACCGGGAGCCCGGGGCAGCCGGTGGACACCGGCACGCTGCGCAAGAGCTGGACGCAGCGCCGGGAGTCGCCCCGCACGTGGCTGGTGAGCACGCCCGTGCCCTACAGCGCGTTCATCGAGGCTGGCGGCAACAGCCGCGGCCGGTTCGTGCTGCGCAGCGTGGTGGGCGGCTTCCACAGCGTCGCCCTTACGCGCACCGGCTGGGACAAGATCGTGGAATACGCCCGGGAGCGGGCGCGCAGTGGGCGGCGCCCGTGACGGCGGTGGCGTGGGAGGCGGTGGACGTGGCGTTTCGCACCCGGCTGGCCACGCTGCAGGTGTGCACCACTGGCGCGGCCACGCTGTCCGCCACCGCCACCGGCTACCGGCGCACGAGCGGCAGTTTTCTCGCCGATGGGTTCGCGGCCGGCATGGAGGTGCGGCCCACGGGCGCCGGCTGGGCGGACACCACGCCGCGCACCATCGTGGCCGCCACGGCCACGGAGCTGCTGGTGGCCGGCAGCCCGGTGGTGCAGGGGCCGGCCACGCGCACGCTGACTGTGGGCCTGCCGGCGGCGCAGGTGTGGGAAAACAGCAGTCACGTGCCCACCGCCGCGTCTGCGTGGGTGGAGGGGGAGCTGGTGCCGGCCACGTCGCAGCTGCTCAGCGCCAGCGCCTTCGGCGGCTGGATGGAGCACCGCGGGCTCTTCGTCCTGCGGTGGTACGTCATGCGGGACACCGGCGCGGTGGGCCTGCGGCGCTGTGCCAGCGCCGTGCTGGGCCTGTTCCCGCCGTACCAGACGCTGGTGGCGGGCCAGCACCAGCTGCGGGTGCGCGGCGACAGCGCGCCGCGGGCCGGGCAGATCATGCAGGAGGAGCGGGGGCACGCCCTGCTCGCCATTGAAATCCCGTGGGTGCTCCATGCCCGCAGCACGCTGACCCCCTAGCCGGCGCGTGCGCGCCGCGTCACACTTCCCCCAAGCTGGACCCGCACCCCCAACGCCGAGCAGACCATGTCACTCCAGAGCGCAAAGAACGTCACGGTGGCTTTCAAGCAGGAAAGCGCCTTCAACACGCCGCCCGGGGCTGGCGGCGCGGAGGTGCTGCGGTTCACGCCCTCCGCCGGCCTGCAGCTGCAGTCGGCCACCATCCGGTCCAACGAGCAGCGTGCGGACGCCCTGCAGACGATGGGCCGAAATGGCAGCGAGCAGGTGACGGGGACGTACACGGCCGAGGCCAGCGTGGGCAGTCATGACACCCTGTATGAGGCGGTGATGCGGGCCACGTGGCAGGCGCCCCTGACGATCACCGAGGCCACGAGCGGGGCCCCGGACGAAATCACGACCGAGGCCAACGCCATCGTGGGCGCGAACGGCAGCTGGATCGCCGCCGGCCTGCGGGTGGGTGATGTCATCCGGCTGTCCGGCCACAGCACGGCCGCCAACAACGACCGCAACCTCCGCGTGGCGGCGCTCACCGCCACCCGCATCGAGACCATCGAGACGCTGACGCCCAACGCGGTGGCTGACACCACCTACACCATCGTGCGCGGCAAGAAGCTGGCGAACCCGGCGGCGCCGGTGAAGCGCACGTTCTACGTCGACCAGCGCAACGTGGACATCGACGGCAGCCAGCTGTTCGGTGGCGTCCGCTGGACTGGGCTCAAGATCACCGGCACGCCGGACGGCATGGCGGAGCTGGAGTTCACGGCGCTGGGGGCCAGCATGACGGTGGCCACGGGCGGTGACAGCCCGTATTTCACCAGCCCCACCGTCTACAACAGCGTGCCACTGGTGTTCGCGGACGCCCGCATTGGGCTGAACGGCACGGACATCACCGTGGCCACCGCATTCGAGCTGACCTACACCATCAACGCCGCCACGCAGCCGGTGGTGGGCAGCAAGGTGAGCCCCGACGTCTTTGACAACGACGTCACCATGTCCGGCAGCTTCTCCATGATCCGCGAGGACTTCGACCGCGTGCAGGCGTTCCGGGACGAGACGGAGTTTGCCCTGCACATCCTGCTGACGGAGCCCGTGCCGGAGCCCAAGCCCTACCTGAGCTTCTACGTGCCCCGGTGCAAGTACACCGGCGCGGACGCCCCGCTGGGCGGTGATGGCGCCATGATTGAATCGCTGCCGTTCCAGACCGGCGCGCAGACGGCCGCGGCCGGGGTTGATGCCACCATGCTCACCATCTGCACCAGCGCCGCCCCGTAACGTGGCCACGGCCACCAAGACGGGCACCGCGGGCAGGTAGTCCGCGGTGCTGCAGGGCCGGGGCCGCACGCGCCCCGGGTTGCACCATCGCACGCCTCCGGGTGTGCCTGTCCCGCCGTGCCGGCGCGGGTCGGTCCCCCGCCCGTGATCCGGGCGTGCCACGGCGGGCAGGCGCACCCAACACCCCACTGGGAACACGCCCCATGAGCACCAAGACGAAGGACACCACGCCGGACACCACCACGCCGGACACCACCACGCCGGATACCGTCACGCCGGCCGGGCCCCGCCTGTTCAGCCTGTCCGCTGCCCGCAGTGTGGCGCAGCGGGAGGACCGGGGGGCGGTGCTGTACCTGCGGGACGAGCAGGGGGAGCCGTTGTACACGGCGGACGCGGAGGGCAACGCGGTGCCCGCCTACATGCGCATCGCCGGCCGCCACAGCACCACCTACCGCAGGGCGGAGCAAGCGGTCAACGACCGCACGCTGAAGCGCCGCACCACGGAGCTGACGGCGGAGCTGGTGGACCGCAACGAGCTGGAGAAGCTGGCGGCCTGCGTGCTGGAGTGGAACCTGCGGGACGGCAGCACGCCCATGCCGCTCACGGCGCACAACGCCGCCGAGGTCTTCCGGGCCGCGCCGTGGATCCGTCGGGACGCGGAGCAGCTGCAGGCGGACCCGGCCCGATTTCTGGACTGAGGAGCTGCTGCGCCTGCGGGCCCACGTGGCCCAGCAGGCGCGCATGGATACGCCGGGCAAGGACGGCACCACGCCCCGGCAGCATGTGGCGGGCATGGTCAAGCGGTACCGGGACGTGCCAGAATGGGCGGCCCGGGTGGCCCGGTGGGAGGCGGAGCTGGCGGGGCCGCCGGTCCCGCCGGCGCTGCAGTACCTGCTGGAGTGGCTGGACGAGCTGTTTGGGCGCAGCGGTGCCACGATGGACGGGCTGGCCCCGTTGAGTTACACGACGGTGCGGGCATGGGCGGAGCTGACGGACCGCTGCCCACGGCCGCATGAGGTGCAGGCCCTGCTGATGCTGGACGCGGTACGACGGCACCCACCACCAGACCGTGGAGCGGAGGACGATGGCTGATATTGCGGTCTTGGGCCTGCGGGTGGACAGCACCGGGGCGGTCGTGGCCACGCAGAAGCTGGCCGATGAGCTGAACAAGCTGGGGCAGCGGGCGGAGGGCACCGAGCGCAGCCTTGGCGCGCTGGTGGGCCGCATGGCCAGCTTCGTGGCCGTCGGTGCGGCGCTGCGCAAGGCGGTGGCGGACGCGCAGGCGTTCGAGGCCCAGATTGCGCTGGTCAGCACAGTCACGGACAACGCCACGGCCAGCATGACGGTGTTCAGCCGGCAGGTGCTGGACACGTTCCGCGACCTGCCGGTCAAGAGCACGGCGGAGCTGACGAAGGGCCTGTATGACATCATCAGCGCCGGCGTGCCGGCCGGCAAGGCGATGGAGTTCCTGAACGTGGCCGCCCGCAGCGCCATCGCCGGCGTGACGGACACGGCCACGGCCGTGGACGCGCTCACCAGCGTGGTCAACGCCTACGCCACCACGCAGCTGGACGTGAACGTGGCCAGCGACCAGTTCTTCAAGGCCATCCAGCTGGGCAAGACCACGTTCGGGGAGCTGGCCGCCAGCATCGGCAAGGCGGCCCCCGTGGCCGCCGCCTTTGGCGTCGATCTGGCAGACGTGCTGGCCGCCACTGCCCGCCTCACCGCCGGCGGCATCAACACCGCGGAGAGCATCACCGGCATCCGGTCGGCCATCGTCAGCATCATCCAGCCCACGGAGGAGTTCAAGAAGCAGTTCCCGGCGCTGGCCAAGGAGTTCGACAGCACCAAGCTGAAGGCCGTGGGGTTCGTCAACTTCCTGAAAGAGTTCGCGGAGGCCAGCGGCAACAGTGAGGAGGCCATCAACGCCCTCTTTTCCGACATCCGCGGCAAGACGGCGGTGCTGAGCCTGCTGACGGATGGCGGGGTGAAGGCGGCGGACGCGCTGGACCAGATTCGCAACGCCAGCGGCGCCAGCTCCGACGCCTTCGACAAGGCCACCGCCACCTCAGCCGCCCTGACGCAGCAGCTGCGCAACCAGCTGTCGGCCGCCTTTATCGAGATCGGCACCAAGTCGCTGCCGGCCGTCAACGTCGTGCTGACCACGCTGGTGCAGGGCATGCAGCTGCTCGCCAGCAACCTGCCGGTCGTCGCCGCCGCACTGGCCGGTGCCGCCGCCGCTGCGGCCGCCTACGCGGTGCAGGCCCGGCTGGTGGCCGTGGCGCAAGCGGTCATGTCCAGCGGCGGGGTCATCACCGGCCTGCTCAACGTGGTAAAGGCGCTGCGCAGCATGGCCACGGCGGCCACCCTGCTCAGCGCCGCCAAGGGCAGCATCGCCGGCGTGCTGGCGGCCGTGGGCGGGCTGGCCGCCGGCTACGTCGCCTACAACGCTGTGCAGAAGAAGCTGGCGGAGGACGAGGCCAAGTACAACGCGGAGCTGGAGCGCACGCTGGCGGCGCAGCAGGCGCTGGCCAACGTCCCGGCGCCGGTGACGGCGGCCAGTGGTACGCCGGTGAAGGCAGTGGACGAGGAGGGGGTGAAGAAGGCGCAGGCGGTGCGCGACGCTGCAGCGGACCGGGTGCGGCTGGCCCAGCAGGCGCTGGAGCTGGAGGGGATGATCGGGCGCGAGGCGGACCTGCAGGTGGTGCGCAACAAGGCGGTCAACGACTTGACGGAGGCGCGCCGGGAGCTGCAGGGGGAGCTACTGGCGCTGACGGAGGCGGCGGTGGCGGAGGAGCTGCGGCTGGCCGAGTCCACGGTGCTGCAGCGCCGGGCCCGGGAGCTGGCGCAGGCCAACGCGGACCGGGTCCGGGCGGCGGCGGACCTTGTGGAGCTGGCTGGGCTGGAGGGTGTGGAGCTGGCCCGGGTGCGGGCGCAGCAGCAGGCCGCCGCCGCAGTGCTGCAGGCGCGGCGCACGCTGACGGGGCAGGAGCTGGAGGACCGTGAGGCGGCGGTGGCGGAGGAGCTGCGGCTGACCCTGCAGGCGATTGAGACCAACGACCAGCTGGAGAAGCGCAAGGAGCTGGCCAAGGAGGCGGCGCAGGCGGCCAAGAAGGCGGCCAAGGAGCAGGAGCGGCTGGCGCAGGCGTTCGCAGACCAGTTTCAGCGCACCCTGTCCGGCGGTATCGAGCGCGTGCTGCGCAGCGGGCTGGACGGCTTCCGCGACTTCACCCAGACGCTGAAAGACCTGTTCCTGAAGGTGTTCGCGGACATCTTGGCCGCCAACGTCTTCAAGCGCCTCACCGCCGCGCTGGGCGCCGCCCTGCCCACCGGCGTGGCCGGCGCACAGACGCCCGGTGCGGGCCTGCCCGGGATCGGCAGCATGACCACCACCCCGCTCATGCAGTACGGCGGCGCCGCGCTGGGTGGGCTGGCCGTGGGCTACGGCGTCGGCAGCATGACCACCAACCGGACGCTGGGCGCCGTGGGTGGCGCGGCCACCGGGGCCCTGATGGGCGCTCAGGTGGCCGGGCCCGTGGGCGCCATTGTGGGCGGTGTGGCCGGGCTGGTGGGCGGCCTGTTGGGTTCGGCCGCCAAGGCCAAGGAGGCGGCGGAGAAGATGCGGCAGGCGCGGGAGGCGTTCGAGGCCAACCTGCAGGCGTTCGTGGACAAGGCGGCGGGCACGGACACCCCGCTGAAGGCCGCCCTGCGTGATATCGAGGAGCAGCGCAAGGCGCTGGTGGAGCAGGCGAAGGCGGTGCTGCCCAAGGGCACCAAGGTGACCGGCGACCCGGAGGGCGTGCTCAAGGTCTACGACCAGCTGGCCGCCAGCGGCAACCGGCTGCTGCAGGCGGCCGCCAAGAACTTGGCGCCCTACGTGGAGAAGCTGCGCGAAATCAACGCCGCGGCGGCGGAGCTGCGCCGGCAGGCTGAGGCGGAGTTCGCGCAGCAGCAGCGGCAGCTGCAGGAAGACTTCCGGGTGCGCGAGCTGCGGGCGCAGGGCAACACGGCGGAGGCCGACGCCGTGCAGTTCGCGCAGCAGCAGCAGCGGGAGTATGCCGCGGCCGTCAAGGCGTCCGCGGACGCCACGACGCTGGCGGCGCTGGCCGCCGCCCAGCTGGCGGAGCGGCAGAAGTTCGCGGCCGACCAGCAGCGCCGGGCGGAGGAGGAGGCCAAGGCCGCCGCGCAGGCGCAGGAGGACCAGCGCCGCCGGGTGCGGGCGCTGGAGCTGGACACGCAGGCGTTCACGGACCCGCGGGGTGCGGAGCGGGCGCGGGACGTGGAGGACGCGGCCAACCGCATCTTTGACGCCATTGCCCGCGGCGCCAGCGAGGCTGAGCTGGCGGCGCTGCGGCTGTACAACGCGGCGCTGCTGGCCGCAAGGGAGGCGGAGCGGCTGGAGCAGGACCGGCGCACCAGCGAGGGGCTGGTGGTGCGGGGGCTGGCCGCCAGCGGCGAGCGGCGGGCGGCGGAGGACGCGCAGCTGGCCAGCCGGCAGCGGCAGGAGCTGGCGGACGCCGTGCGGAGCGGGATGACCGAGACGAACGTGGCGCTGCTGCAGTTCGTGCAGTTCGCGGAGCGGGAGGCGCTGGCCACGCAGCGCGCCATCGAGGACGGGACCAAGGCCATCAACGCGGCGGCTGCCGATGAGCTGAAGGCCACGGAGCTGCTGATCGAGGTGACGCGCAGCGCCGCGGCGGCGCAGGTGGCCGCCATCAATGCCCAGATCGAAGCCGTGCAGGCCGGGCTGGCCGTGCAGGTCAAGGGGTTCGACGCCCAAATCAGTGCCATCAAGGAGGAGACGAAGCTGCGCCTAAAGGCGCTGGACGAGCAAACGCGGGCGGCGCGGGACCAGCTGCAGGTGTCCCAGCAGCAGCTGCAGGCGCTGGAGAAGTCGGTGCAGGTGTCCACGCAGGTGGTGGCGGCGCTGGACGATTTCAGCAACAGCCTGCAGCTGGGCACCTTCAGCCCACTGTCGCCGGAGGACCAGCTGGCGGAGGCCCGCCGGCAGTTCGACCAGCTGGCGCAGGCCGCGCAGGGTGGGGACGCGGCCGCCGCGCAGCAGCTGCCGCAAGCCGCCAACGCCCTGTTGGCCGCCAGCCGCGCCTTCAACGCCAGCAACAGCGGGTTCGTCGAGGACTTCAACCGCGTGCAGGACGTGGTGGCGGCCGTGCGCGAGCAGTTCGCGGCCACCCTGCCCGTGGACCAGCAGCAGCTGGAGCAGCTGCGGCGCAGCGTGGAGGGCCAGCAGCAAGCCCTGAAGGCGCTGGACCTGCAGCGGGAGGCCATTACCGAGGCGGCCAACCGGCAGGTGGAGGTGCTGGAGAAGGCCAAGGCGGAGGCGCAGGAGAACGCCCGCCGGCTGGTGGACACGCTGAAGGAGGAGCGCACGCGCATCACGGCGGACGCTGAGGCCACGGTGGCCAAGCTGCAGGAGACCAAGGAGGCCATCCGGGAGAGCGCCGACCGGGCCATTGAGCAGCTGATCGCGGACGAGAACGCCAAGCTGGCCACCCGCCTGCGCGAGAACGAGTTCTACGACCTGTTCAAGACCTACGCGGCCGGCGCCGGCGAGTATTACCAGCGGGCGCTGCAGGAGCTGGAGCGGCCGGGGGAGGGTGGCGCGGGCGGCGCGGCCCCCGGCACGCCCGGCGGCCAGCCCACGGCCGGGGCGCAGCTGCAGGACGCACTGCAGGCCACGGTGGCTGAGCTGCGGGAGGTGAACCGGACGCTGCAGGAGCGGCTGGGCGTGCTGCAGGAGCGGGTGGAGCGGCTGACGCTGGTGGCGGCCAAGGGCACCGAGGCGGAGGTGGACGCCACGTATCGCGTGGTGGAAGCGGTGAACCGGGTGGCGGTGGAGGTGCGCAGCGGGGCCCAGCTGTCCGCGGCCCGCGGTGGCGGTGGCGTCGGCATCGGGATCAGCGGCCGGTGAGCTACGCCAGCGCCCGCAGCGCCAGCAACTACGTCGCGGCGATCACCTACTACGACCCGGACGCGGCGGCGGAGCGCGTGCTGCTGGTGGCCTCCACCGGCTTCAGCACCAGCGGCACCAGCACGCCGCCGCACACCACCGTGGAGCCCCGGGTGGTCACGCCCGCCACGGTGCGGCGTGATCTGTTTGACGTGGGCACCACCGGCGGTGCCAGCCGGGTGGGCTACGGGGAGCTGCTGCTGCGGAATGATGACGGGGGGCTGGACTGGCTGGGCCGTGTGAGCGTGGACGGCCGGCCGGTGCGGCTGTACGTGGCGGATACCCCGGCCGCGGAGTTCCCGGGCGGCTACACGCTGCTGCTGGAAGCGGTGGCGGAGCAACCGGAGCTGACGCTGGCGGAGGCGCGAGTGCGCCTGCGGGACCGGCAGACGTTCACCACCGGGCAGCTGCAGGCCACGAAGTTCGCCGGCACGAACGTGCTGCCCAACGGGCTGGAGGGCATTGCCAGCGACCTGCAGGGCAAGCCCAAGCCGGTGCTCTACGGCTGGTGCTTCAACGTCGCGCCCGTGCTGGTCAACACCAGCCGGCTGATCTGGCAGGTGAACGACGGGCCGGTGCGGGACGTGATGGCGGTGTATGACAGCGGGGCCCTGCTGTCCCGTGGCCCGGACTACGCGGACGCCACGCAGCTGCAGAGCGTGCAGCCGGCGGCCGGCAGCTTCCGGGTCTGGAAAGGGGGCGGGTTCTTCCGGCTGGGCAGCACGCCGGTGGGGCAGGTCACGTGCGATGCGGTGGAGGGCCTGTGGCCGCAGGACCGCACTGCGGCGCAGGTCTTTCAGCGCCTGCTGGTGGAGCGGGCGGGGCTGGCCCCGGGCGATATCAGCGCGGCCGACGTGGCGGCGCTGGACCAGCTGCAGCCGGCCACGGTGGGGCTGTACGTGGCTGCGGAAACGACGGTGGCGGAGGCGCTGGACCTGCTGGCGCAGAGCGTGGGGGCGTGGTGGGGGGCGGATGAGAACGGGGTGCTGCGCATCCAGCGCCTCGACGCCCCCACCGGCCCGCCGGTGCTGCTGCTGGACGGGGACCGCATCAAGTCCGGCGCGTTGCGGCGCGTGCCCCTGTCCCGGGGCGGCCTGCCGGCGTACCGCGTCACGGTGCGATGCGCGCCCAACTGGACGGTGCAGACCAACGGGCTGGCCGGCAGCGTGAGTGCGGCCCGGCGGGCCCGGCTGGCCCAGCCGTTTCAGGACGCGGTGGTGGAAGACCCGGCAGTGCAGGCGCAGCACCTGCTGGCGCCGGAGCTGGTGGTGGAAACGCTGCTGGCGTGCCGCACCGACGGCGCGGCGGAGGCGGCCCGGCTGCTGGGCCTGTACGGGGTGCAGCGGGAGCGGTACGAGGTGACGGTGCGGCTTCCCGGGGCGGCGCTGGCGCAGGTGCAGCTGGGCGCCGTCGTGGAGCTTCGGTACTCGCGTTTCGGGCTGCAGGACGGCAAACTGATGCGGGTGCTGGGGTTCCAGCTGGACCCGGTGGCCGGCGAGGCCACGCTCACCTTGTGGGGGTAAGGCGTGCGCATGTTCTTCGGCTGGCCCATGGTCAGCGACACGGCGGTGCTGTCTGGCGGGAGCTGGCGCGCGACGCTGCCGCTGAGCAACCTGCAGCTGCCGCAGCTGGCCACCGCGGCCCGGAGCACGGACGAAACGGTGGCCAGCACGCAGCTGCAGGCGGACATGGGGGCCGGCGGCCGGGCCGTGCGCGTCGTGGCGCTGGTGCGGCACAACCTGCGCAGTGCGGCCCAGTGGCGCGTGCGTGGCAGCAACGCCAGCGACATGAGCGGCGCGCTGTACGACAGCGGGTGGGTGGAGGTGTGGGGCCCGCAGTGGCCCGTGGGCCTGCTGCCGGCTGGGCACCCCAACGCCGCCACGCGGCGGCTCACGGACGCGCAGATTGACGCGCTGGACCCGCCGCGGGACGCGGTGCTGGTACTGCCGGCGGAGGTGACGGCGCGGTACTGGCGCGTGGAGCTGAACGACGACAGCAACGGGGACGGGTACGTGCAGGTGGGCCGGCTGGTGCTGGCCCCGCAGTTCATGCCGACCTACAACTTCTCCGTCGGCGCCGAGTTCGGCTTCGTGGACAACACGCAGGTGGCGCAGTCCCTGACCGGCGTGCGGTACTACGACGTGCGGCCCAAGGGGCGCAGCATGGCCATGCAGTTCTCGAACCTGCCCGACGCGGAGGCCTATGCGGTGGTGCGGGACATGCTGGAGGAGCTGGGGCAGGCGGGGCAGGTGTACGTCGTGCAGGATGCCGGAGACACGGTGCACCTGCAGCGCCGCAGCTTCTTGGCCACCCTCCGCCAGCTCTCCGCCGTGAGCTATGCCGCGGCCGGCTACAGCAGCGTGCCGGTCGTGCTGGATGAGGTACTATGATGCAGGGCCCCACCCCCACCCACCCCGAGGACTGAATAGTGGCGACTTTCAACCGTTTCCGCGTGTTCACCACCGACTTGGCGCAGAAGGTGCACAACCTTGCCGCGGATGACCTGCGATTCCTGCTGAGCAACGACGCCCCCGCCGCGGCCAACGCGGTGCGGGCGGACCTGCCCAGCGAGCTGTCCCCCGGCAACGGCTACCCCGCCAACGGCATCGCCCTCACCAACACCAGCGTGGCGGAGGAGGGGACCAGCGGCGTGGCCGTGCTGAGCACGGACGACCTGACGCTGACCGCCAGCGGCGGCAGTGTGGGCCCATTCCGGTTCGTCATCCTCTTCAACAACACACCGGCCGGCGGCCCGCTGATCGGGTGGTACGACCGCGGCAGCTCCCTGACGCTGGCGGACGGTGACGTGCTGCAGCTGGACTCGGACCAGTCCGCCGGCCTGCTGCGCATCGGCGCCGCCAGCTGACGCCCCACCGGCCCTCTGCCCGTGGCCACCACCGCCCTGCGCCTCGCGCCCGCCACCATTGCGGTGGCGGGCGGGGTGCTGGACATGGGCGCCGCCGTCATGTACGCCACGGTGGATGATGGCGTGGTGACGGCAATCACGTATGGCCTGCTGCCGGCCAGTACGGCCGAGCTGCTGTACGTGGACCTCTCCGGCTACCTGCCGCCGGACTACCCGGCCGTCGGGTGGTATTTCCAGCAGGTGTGCCGCACGTTCAGCCCCAACCCGCCGGTGATCCCGGCCGGCGACATCGCGCCGCCGTACACGCCGGGTCTGCCGCCGCCCACGCCGGGTGACCCCAACTTCCCGCCGTCGGAGCTGCCGCCGGTAGACGATCGCCCGCCGCTGGCCAACACGACGCCCGTGTGGGTGAGCTTCCACGCGGACGGGGCCGAAGAACTGGTGGCCGCCGGCGGCTCAGGGTACGAGGAGGTGGACCCGCGCATGCGCACGCTGGTGCGCCTGA